ACCCATCTAAATACCCTTTTGCATATTGAGCTTTTATCTCATAACTATTTTCTTTAGCAATTTCTTTACGCCAATAATCCTCAGACTGATTACGAATTGCTTGATCAAATGATCCTAAAAGCATTCCTACTTGTGCATCTACATTTGGATTACGAAAGATATTAAATCTCACCTATTCCTACCCTCTTACAGCCCGTGAATCGCGTTCTTTAATTACTTTATCAGCACACTCTTGACAATAGCCAAAGTACCAATATTTATGTACGCGAATTTCTACATTTTTATCCCAGCCACTAGCACCGCAAAGTTCGCAAGTTTTAGAGGCATTAATTTCTGCTACTGTGACAATATCATCCATAATTTCACGACGAATATCACCGTAGGATATTTCAAGGGATTGGTCATAGTAATATCTCAGACCACCAAACTTTTCTTTGATCTGAGAAATTTTATAATCAGGGTCAATATACTTTAGTTTCCTATGAGTATCATCAATGATACTCTTCCAACCGTCACTACACTCTAGGCCGTATGGTTCTGGGTAACTCATCTCCACTCCTATACTCCGTTAAGTTCTTGTAGTTTTGCTATTGCAGAGTTCCATCCGTCAGAGAACCCTTCATCATAAGTTTTATCTTTTCCATGACTCTTCTTGTCCTTATAATGATCTCTAACACTATCGATCAAATTACAATAGGCACAATTCTTTCGCTCTTTAATGTGTGGGTTTGGTGTTGGACAAAGACCATCATGCCCCTTCATCTTGCATCTCTCTATCTCCTATAGTTACAAAATACATAACCTTAGACGATTCTACCATAGCCGTAGAACTTTTTCCTAAAAAAGTATGAGGAATAGACCACCAGCCCTGGTATCTAACAGGATTATTGCACACATCTTTAATTACAATCGGTTTATTACCCTCAAGATATATCCAAAGGTCAGTAGTCTTATCTTCTTCTAAATAAAGATTAAGTTCTGCGTAGTCATGCATTTTTATTCATTCTGTCCCATAAAACATCCATAAGCTCTTCATTGTCTACCTCGCCAGGATTAGAAAGACATTCTGAGATGAGCTTCCAAATACCCTCGCTTCTCTTGAAGTTCTTTATAGTTCCCTCACGCTCTCCATCAAGGTCATCTGAATAAACAAATACGTAATCCGAATAGTCAACGTCACCTTTACCATCGTTAGCCAATACAAACTTACCAATTGTTTTTGAATTATCTTCTTCCCCAAAGGGTACAAGATCTACTGTAACTCTAATCATAAAGGACTCCTAATCCCATAGTTCTGTAAAATGATCTGCTAACCAGTGTACACTAGCTTTGATATCTTTGTCAAGTACCCCGCCAGATTTTTTGACATCTTCTTCATCCCAAGCAAGGCCATTGTTTAGATATTGTGTGAAAATTGAAATGTGGTTTAAATAATCAGCATCTCTTCTAATCACCATGGACTCTACATCAGTGCCATACATGTCGTCATCGTCTTTATAGGCCATTGACACGCCAATTCCACTATCTATATACCATTGTAGAACTCCTGCAAATACTCCTGCTAAATAGGTGTCTGCGTTCCACATGTCTCTATCACTGTAACCTCGCGTAATGCGTTGATACCACCACTTGGGGGTACGAATGGCATTACGAATACTTCTTTTAATCGATAGGTATTCTTTGTTCATGCCTAAAGTCTACTCTTCTTTGTTAGATGTGTCAAGATACGTTAGTGGAGTAACTTTTCTTTTCTTCCATTTAAGAACCATAGAGCCGTCTTTTCCTATTTTCCATTTACCTGAAAACTCCTTCATGTTAACCTCCTGTTAATGTAGTAAAATTACTATAACATACCAAGGTTAACAAATCTTTTTTTTATGAAGCGTTTCTCAGTCCGTTCTTTATAAAATAAGATAGCTCGTTGCAATCATCACACGGATCAATTGAATGTTCACATGCCCAAACTATTTCTTTAGATATTCTTTCTCTCCAGTAGATTTCTGGATCTCCGTCTTTTCTCATAACTACCCCTGAAAAATGATCTCACATAAACATGTGGCAGTTATATTATACCTCTTAGTTAATCATCATCTTCGTCAATATTCTCAATATTATGGATTAGATATAGATCTTTCATCTTACCCATTATAGATACCCATTTTTCTTCCACTCTGAGTAGCCCAAAGAATCTTCAGGAAGAGATTTGTCTTGTACTAGAGGTACTTTGTTTGTTGAATAGGTGACTGATGCTTCCTTATGCTTATCAGTCTTTGCCTCATGTTCTCTCCGAATTGCCCAATCCAATGCTGATGCAATGCTTTCTGCGGTAGATGTAAAAGCACTTACAATATCTCCAGGGTGATTCTTACTACCCTTCTTAAAATAATTCTGTTCATGAAGACTATCCACTACCATTGCAGCAAACTCTTCTGTTGTCATATATAAATTACTCATTATTCTCCAAGGTTTAGGTTAGTTGCTATCCGCTAGAAACGCAACTTTCTCTCATACAATTTGTGTTTTTTGTGTTTGGGAAAGTGTGTGACATGTGCATCCACATAGTCCATGTCTAAATTGATAAGGACATGTTTCATGATCTTTTGTCATACACCACCCAGAGGGTTGGGTCATTTGTCTATCTGGTGTATCTTGAAAGAGATTTGCTTCCTCTTTCCTTCTACTTGTCATTTATGCTATTAAACTTATGCTCAAAGTAGCTGTCGATTCCATCCATCTCATTCTCCTTCTCTAGGTTCATATACATATAATACTAGGCTGCTTTTAGTTTGTCAATACTTTTAGAGAAAAAATCTTCACTTTTATGAGTAGGCCAATAGTAGTTACACTTGTCACAACAAGAAATAAAACTATCAAACATAAACTCTGCATAATATTCTGGATCTTTACGATATAGATTATTACGATGGGATTGATGAATTCTCTTATCTCCCCACCAAGCTGGCATAACTATATTGTTTCCACGATTCCAATTGTTGTTATGTATTTCTAATATAGCATTCCAATTTTTATCTGTCTTGATTCCGCGATGAACGCATTCGTCTTTGATTGCTTTAAGATATGAAAACAGTCCCATATCATAATTTTTCCACATTAGTACTGCTGGATGCCGTACCCAAGCACCTTGGGTTCTACCAGAGGACAATATGTTATATATTTGTCTTCCTTCTAATAATTGTTTCAATAGTCTTTTATTATCTAGGACTGATGCTGATTTTATAATATTATCGAACGGAACAAAAGTTTGAATGATCTACTCCTTTGGTTGTAGTGTACGACTATCATATCCTAGTGACTCAATAAAGTCAACAAGTCGATTTATCTCTGTTTCATAATATTTAGATATTTGCATTCTTTTTATATTTTCGGACCTGCTTACTGGCTCAAGGTGGCTTGGCTCAATACATAGCTTATTTCTACATAAATGATCCAAGGTGTCGTGACGACCTATTTCTTCAATCATTATTTTGTAATAGATACGATGAACTAAATAATTTATATATTTCCATTTGACATTTGGATAGCCACCAGTATCAACATGACCAGTCCAAACCAAACATCCATTATCATTTCTTATAGACTTTCTTTCTATTCTTTCTTTTAAGGTTTCTTGAGTTTTGAGTGGCGACAATTCCTTGCTTCTCTTTATTTGCATTCGGTGACCCGAGCAATAACCGATTGAAGATGATTTTGGCAGTTCGCAATTTTCAAACATACACTTCATTTAACTATTATAGCATATCTTTCAACCAGCAGTCAATCTCTTTCTATAAGATCTAATGGAGTTGGAGCTGTTAGCTTAGTCTGACAGTAAGCACACTCACAGTCAAGTAAATATCCTATAATTTCATAATCTTCATCAAACTGAACTTGGACAGTAAATAAATCTGATCCACATTTAACGCACACCCTAGTTGGTATGCCCCTGCAATCTAGCATGATCAATACCCTTCGTAATATGATAGAAGAAAATCTTCATCATCATAGTATGATTCGTCCATTTTCCTAATTTTACAGGAATTATATCTTATTGTCAAGACTGATTTAATAAATAAAGGATAGCTCTTTGTAAAGAACTTATTTCATCTTTAAACCCGCCAAGAGATGTATTGCACAAGCTGCACAATAGACCTCTAACTTCTCCTGTGGCATGATCATGATCTACAACAAGATCTTTTTTGTTTTGACAGATCCAGCACTTGCCTTCTTGCTCAACAAAGATCTCTGTGTATTTTGCTAATGTTATATTGTATTTTCTCTTTAAATACTTTTCTCTTACGGCTTCTGGATCTCTAGCTTTTTCTCTACGCATTCTATCTTTACGTTGTTTGTTGTCACATGCCCTGCACTCTGGCCTAATTTCTCCAGGTTTAGTAGAATTTTTTGCAAACTCAAGCTCAGAAAGAATTCTTTTACACACATAGCAGTATTTTTCTGTAGGTGCTGGAAACAAAACTTCCTGATAGCTTTCCATTACATTAAATTCCTATTTGGAATCTTTCTGTTTTCTACACTAAGCAATTCTCCTCTATGCTGTGCCTGCAAATCTTTTCTTACCCATGTCATTCCATAGGTATCTTCTAGATTTTCGACACCCTCGCGGCGTTTTAATCTTTCAGCCATGGACTGGAATGTTGGATCATCACTAAGATTTAGGTTTGCATTATGAGACCATGGCAAGTCGTAGTAAGCTGGTGCGTTGACTAAAAGCATTCCCGCAGTGTTCCAATGCTCCTCCAACCTAGGACTTGCATTTATTAATTTTCCAGTGAGGCCGTAAGCAGGAACTGAGACACTAACTAATGGATGATCGACCTCTAGCATTCCACCTATCAGTTCTGGCTGAAGAATCATATCTGAATCTACATAAAGAATAGCATCGTAACTAACAACACCTTCTTGTGGTGTTGCTTCTCCCCAATGGTGACCAGACATAACTCTTCTTCTTTGAGCAAACTCACGAATAAGATTACGACCAGTCTCTATTCTTATCCACCTATTTTGTGATGTTACTTCAGACTGCATATCATTTATAGAGTATGTCCAATAGTCCCCTGACACCTCCTTAAGGGCATCAATAACTCTTCCGAATGGTTCTAGACCTCTTTCATCCAATTCAAATGATGCAAAAAATTTAGTATTAGGGAACTTTTCCATAATAGAAAGTCTGTTGTCTAGCCACGACATGTCCTCGTTTTTATCACACTTCCAACCTACAAGTGGTGTTCCAATTACAAAGTGCTTACTGTAATCTATTTCCTTAAACATTTTTGCTCCTATTTCTTATTATCGCTGTAGCTGATAGGGGGCTACTTCTTTCTCCCCGAATAAATATTCCTACTATCTCCATATTCTTATCGATGTACTCTTTTTGCTCATCTGTTGAGTAGGGAGAGGTCCATCCATTTACATTAAAACCTTCTAAAAGGTCAAGGGTATTGATATCGTTTGGTGCAAGAAAATGTTCTCCGCACCATGGAGCATGAAGATCCTCAATGACATATAATTTTGAAAATTTAAAAAGAGTAGAGAAAGAAACTTGCATCATCTGTGCCGTGTGCCCACCATCATCTAGAATAACGTCATACTCTCCTGTAATGTTGTTAAGCATCTGATCAACATTAAGTTGGTCAACTATTCGTATATCGCATCCATTAATCGGAGTACTTGGGTTAATATCCCAACCCTCAGCTATAGAAGCCTTTGGCAACCATTCTCTCCACGCTTTCAATGACGCACCAGACTGTACACCTATTTCTAAGAACCTTTTGATGTTTTTGCGATCAAAGTGCTTTTCATAAAAGTTCATGTACTCATGGTAAGTTGATTTATCCGTTCCATACTTTAGTCCTATTTTATGAAGATTCATTTGACAACATTCACCTGTTCTATGTAGTCAGAGCACACTCCATAAAAAGAATTTGGCATTCTTAAGTCTTTATATTGTTCTCCGCGTTCTGGTAAAACAACTATGCACTTATCTGATTTTATTTCTTTTCCTGGGTAGGCCCAGATAAAACCCTTACTTGTTAAGACTGCATCATCTTCGTTGTGGCTAAAGCAATTATAATAGTCGCTTCTTCTACAAAAGTCAAGGGCTAGAAGATTTTTACAATGAATCCATGCATGATCTCTAATACTATTAAGATAGCGTTCACTAATTTCATATTCAAGCATGTCGTGACCTAGAAATAAAGAGCCTTCCATTAACCACAAATCAATTTCAACATCATAGCCAAGCTCTAAGGCTTCATTTAAATACTCTGGAGAATTTTCTCTATCTATATTTGGACCGCTAATGTTTCCTCTATGAGAAATCAGTTTCACTTCTCTACCTGCACCCAAATCCAGTTTCTGTGATTATCTCCTGGACCTGTTGGTCGAATGTCTGATTTATAATTTTTAAATCCAATCTTATTAACTAGGTCATCGGATAGTTCAGATTCATCAGTAATGCTTACATCTGCATGACCATTAGTAGTGATAGCATCATAAACATTATCATAGTACCCTGCAGTTTCTGTGTGAGCCTTTCCACCATATCCCATTTGGAAACAAAGTTTCCCACCTGGCTTAAGAATTCGATAAGCTTCTTTAAGAATGTTAAATCTAATTTCATGCACACAAATATGTTGAAAACAAATAACTGCAAAGAATACGTCATAAGTATTATCTTTAATCATACTGAGACTGTCTCCAGGTGTGGGGTAAAGGTTTGGCAACTCAATTCCATTATGCTCAATATTAATCTTAGCTTTATCTAGATTTGTCTGAGCAATATCTACTCCATCAATTCTTCCAAAACGATCATGAAATTCAATAATGTTTCTCCCTGGACCACAGCCATAGTCTAAGGCTACTAGTCCACTTGTATCAAAGTCTTTAAAAAGGTATGTGTCATAGTCAGGCCAGTCATTATGGGCATCATATGATCCAACAACAGGGTCTCTATATGTTAGGGACCATGCTTCTGCATACCCCTCATAATGATCGTTTTGCATCTTTAAATAATCTTTTTTATTTTTCATCATGCCTCTCTGTTATTTTCTAAAAAGTAATTTAAATCTTCTGGAGTTCCAATGCCCCACATTTTTTCAATAAACTTTGGCCTAATCTTTTTGTTATCACTAACAGCTTCATTAAAAACTGGGCAAACATAAAACTCATTGTTAGTTCTAATATCCTTATCAATCATTTGCTTTGCATACTTTACATAGTCTGATCCATGCTTCCAGTAATAAACTCCAACTGTAGCGTTGTCAGATATTGGATTTTTCTCTGCTACCTCTACAATAAAACCGTTGTCATCAAGTCTTGCATAAGACCACTTTGGATGAGTTGCTTTAAAGGTCATTATTCCTGCATCAACATTAGAAGCTGTGAATGCATACATAGCCTCATTTGCATCCCAGTCCATAACCTGATCTGAGTTTGCAATAACCAATGGCTTGTCGCTATCAATTAGACTCTCTGCAAGAAGGGTGGTGCAGGCAGCACCCTCTGTTATCCCATCAACCTGAACAATGTCACAACCTGGGGCAATAAGGTTTAGCACTTGCTTTAAATTATATTTTTCATAATGTTCTTTTTGTACTAAGAAAATGTAATGAGCATCAAGATTAAGATTCTCTACAACCACTTGAATCATTGGCTTTCCATGTACTTCAATCAGTGGCTTAGGGAAGGTGTATCCAGCCTGAGCAAACCTTGATCCTGCTCCAGCCATAGGAATAAGAACGTTCATCTCTTTATTAATCCATGGAATAGTTGCCTGATTCTCAACCTTATCCAGCATGTTTACAAACCTTTCATAGCTTAAATCATCAGAATTCTTTATTGGGTATAGTATAGCACCAGATGCCTTTGCACCCTCTCTTCCAATGTGAGAATCTTCAACAATTATTGTATCTCTTGGGTGAGCATCTAAGGCCGTCATACATTTCCAATACATCTCTGGATAAGGCTTATGATGCCTAACATCTTCATTACTAACAACATAGTCAACAAGGTGAAGCAATCCTAATGAGCTTAATGCTACTCTGACGGTATCTCTAATGCTGTTGCTTGCCACTGCTATTTTATATTTGCGATCTCTTAACGCAAACATAATTTTGATTGCAGTTACGTTGTATTGAAAGTTCTCTAGCAATGCTATGGTTTCTTCTTGTTTTTGTTTCCAGATAAAATCATGTTGATCTATTGGCAAACCCTTTTCAATTGTAAGCATTTCAAGCTTTTTCTTTGTACTGAGTCCGTCATATTTTGCAACATGCTCTTGATAGGTTATGCAGTATTTTGGGGCAACAAGTGCAATAGCATTATTCAATGCATCAAAGTGCAAATCACGAGAATCCATTAACACACCATCAAGATCAAAAATAACTAACTTATTCACTGTTGTGGCCCTGCATGTCTATGCCATTTGTTATGCCTAACAATTGCGTTGCCATTACACTTCATTACATATTTATTACGAACCCGCATTGACCACTCCACATCCTCTTCTTCATTCCACACAAGAGATTCATCAAGTGGTTCTTCTAGCAGTACATGTTTCTTTACGATAAAAAACCCGCCAGAAATATACATGTATTGTGTTTGTGACCAATCATTATAATTAAGAGACCAAGCTCTTCCATGTCCAGGTTTATCCCATAGGGACCAGTCCATAGGATTACGATAACCATTAATTAAATACTGTGGACAAGAACAAATATCCCAGTCTATTCCAAAAGTTTTAAAAGCTTCATACCAACCTGGGTCAAAGACATGGTAGTCATGCAGAAGAACTACGTTATCATATCTAGCATTCTGGACTATAATATTTTTCTTACGAGTAATCCACTTTGGTTTTTGATTTTCATCAAAGTCTATGATACGAATATCTTCTCCATCAATACCGCTTGAGTCTCCACCACCAACAAAGATGATTTCATAGTCAGGGATATTAAGATTACGAATAGACAGTATTATCTCTTGAAGTCTAGCCTTATCTTCATAGACAGTTATTATTCCAAAGGTAAAAGGTATTTCACTCAATCTTCCTCGCTCTCTAAGAATTCATCAAGATCTTCATATTCCCCATCTGGATCAACCCCAAACAGGCTACAAAGGAATTGCCAAGTTTCTTCAATTAAAGATAGACCCTCTAGTGTTGGGTCGGCAAGTTTATAGGAGACTGATTGTGCAAGTGGTATTCCAAGGTTGTTGTATGAAATAAAATCTTCAACTTCTGCATCGTCAATGAAGATGTTTTTTAAGAAATGCTCTCTGATAAACTCTTCAATGATGTCACACTTCTTTTTAATTTCCATAATAGCTCCCTTGTTTATTCTTAATTATACAGTAAAGGGGCAGATCATTTCTGACCTGCCCACAATACTATCGGTATTTCTTTCTTAGCTGAGGTCTTAGCCCTGCCTTTACCAATGCTTGATATTCAATTGAATAAACTTTTTCACTTGAATCCCCTGGCTTTCCTCCTAGAGACTTTCTCAAGTTACTAGAGGCTGCAGTAAAGGACCTTTCCAAACGATCAGCTTCGTCTGGACCTACCACTACTCACCCCAGGGGTTGTCTATGTCTGGCATGACTTCCGACTTTAATGTTGAGGAAGCATTGTCGCTTCCCCTAGAGATTATTGATGGACCAACGTCTGTTGCCTCAATTTCATAAGCGTAACCATTTGTTCCATCTTTACGCTGAAATGATCGGCCCTTTAGCTTTCCATGAACAATGACCCTCTGCCCTTTCTTAAGTGACACAGAGCCTTCAGCAAGCTTCCTCCAACAAGTAACATCAATGTATGTAGTGTCAGAGTCCTTCCATTCACCGTTAGCATCCTTGATACGCTCGTTGCTTGCAATCCTAAGCTTAGCAAGCTTATGGCCCCCAGCATCCTTTGTTTCTGGATCTGCTACTAGATTTCCAATTACCGTAATCATACTCATTTTAAGAATCCATTTCCTCTAGTTTTTAATTTACTTGGTAGTGTGTCACCAGTATCAATGACTGGCTCTAGTGTAACCTTAACTCCGAAAGAAGTCAAGGCTTTTCTTATTTTTTCTAAATAAGCTACACAACGAATTCTTTCTGATTCGTTGTAATAGCCCCATTGTGACTCATAGAACCTGACTGCAATGAATCTGTTCCTTGGGTCAAGATCGTACTCAACTATGTCGATTACGAATTCATGTGGTGGTTTAATTGATCTTACTGCTTTTTGCATAGCCAATGTATAAATCATTTTGTCTCCATAGTTATAGATGACCAAACATTAAACCATTTGTTCTTGTCTTTATGATTGTTAAACTCTTTTGATATCTTACCTTTTTCAAAGTAAACCCCTCCCCAGACTCCCCACTCTTGCCTACTAATGGCACTTGCAAGGCACTGTCTTTGTACAGGACAACTTTGACATAAAGAATCTATTGCTTGTCTTAAATCAAGGTCCTCTTCATATTTATCAAAGAAGAAGTTTGTATCTAAGTTTAAACATTTTGCGTCTAGCTTCCAATCTTTTTTAGGCATCACATCACCGACTCAGGAAGATCCCAACCCTGATCGATGCATGGGTAAACTGTTTTCCTATACCACTGCATCGTTGACTTATCAAAGAATCCTACATGCAAGTACTCTGCATAGTCATCTTTTACAAGGTGAATTATATCCCACCCATCCCAAGATAAGCTAGAGTTTTTACTTACGATCTCTTCAGCATCATTCTGATTGGATACTATCATTGTTGAATACCTTTCCAGTTATGACATATACAAAATATATCACCAGTAGCTCTAAGGCAAACCATAAGATAAAGCCTATCTGATTGGTAGCAATTCCGTACCACAAGATAGTAACCATATGAATGACCCACGCTATTATTAACAGGACGAACTTTTTAATACTTGATTTTTGAAACATTGAAGAGTACACCATTATATATAAAAGTGCAACTGCTCCAAAGACTATAAGAGACCAGGTGTTAAGACTCATAAATTTCCTCTATTGTATGTATTACTTTCTTTATACCAGAGCTTTTAATAAGCTCGTTGCAGACACAACATGGTTTACTATTCCTGTCTATACCCTGCCGATTAACCCTTGCAACATAAAGAATGGCTCCTCTAGAATTGCTACCTGCTTCACGCAAGGCAACTTCCTCAGCATGTCTGGAGCAATGAACCTTGATAAGTTCTTCTGGAATGTTGTGAGGGTGATTCTTAAATCTATTAAATCCTGTACCAACAACACGACCAGACTTTACAATGATTGCTCCATGCTTTTTGTTTTCTTCAGATTTTTCAGCAAAGTATCTAGCCATGTTGAGAAATGAAACATCTTTGTTTGATAGCATTATGATCTAAAGATCCCTACTTCAATTCCAGCAAGCTCTGCTTCAGCGGTAATTCGTGAAGGCTTGTCATTTTTATTTGCAAAGTGGGCAAAATAAGAAACATAAGATATATTCTCAGATATATAACTTGCTGGCAATTTTTTAAAAATAACTTTGAACCCTTTTTGTTTTAGATAATTCTCTGCAGAGTTACAAAAAGCAGCAGTAAAACTATTAATCTTATGTGGTCCAGCAGACCATACCTCTATAACGTTTTCGTTATTAGGCTGTGAAAGTGCTACACCCATAGCTCTCATGAACACTTCGTAGTCTGTGAAACCTTTAGTTCCCTCAACTGCAATAATCATTTTTATACTTTCTCTAGTCCTGCAATAATTTCCATAATCTCAGACGGTAGCAAATCAGAGTTGAGTTCGTCAACTTTAGATCCACTATCAACGTCTATTGAGGAGTTCCTATATGGTGCTCTCATAAGACTATCTTTTTGTTTCCAATACGCCATCTTATTATATACATAGATGGGTATAATGTCAATAGATTCTTCTATCACCTGTTCAGTATTTTTGCATTTAAAAAGAAAAATACTAAAAAGTATAATCTGTGTGATAGCAATAGGAATCCATATTAAAAACATGGGGGTCATAATTAGCCGTCTTTCATACTGTCAAGGATCATTAACAGTCTATTTAGGTCTCTTTGAGTCAAAGAATGTGCATCTATTGGCTTGGCATTCTCATTATTGATTTGCCCGTTTACAACTTCTGCTTCGTAAAAAATATTATCATGAACCCAATATGCTTTTCTTTCTAATATTGCGACACGAATAGTATTTTTTCTTCTTATTCTATCTAGTTGACTTTTTGGAGAGTTGTCATTGAAAATTGCTTCAAGGTCATGAATCATTGGTTCCATTCCAATGTTCTTGTTCTGGATGGACATAATTCTATTCGACTCTTGCTTTAGAGCCTTTAAGGATGGATTCAGTCGTGATTTGATCGTAAACAAAATCATGCTCAAATTTATTACGTTTATTGCTACTATGCTTAACCATGCTTTGTAGATTACTGTGCTGTCCTTCATCCATTACATCTCCTTTAGTTAGATATATAATATCTTTTTTTTACTCTTTTGTCAAGTATTTTTCAAAAGAGAATGGTGAATCTATCCAAACATGTTTTTTTGATTCTCTATTAGCTATGGCACGAGACCAGGAAAACCCTGCATCTCCACCCCAGGCATCCCACATAATGCGACCATTAGAAGGATTGCTTGTATTATAAAAATCTTTTCCCTTTTTATCAACTTCATGACGAGCAAAGAAAGAGTACATTCGTTTTACTGTTGATAGAGACATTGCCCTACCTGCAACAATATCTGAAGCTCTTCCCCAACCAATAGGGGTTCCAGCACCTGTAGCCTTGCCCTCTTCTTTCCATCTAAGGGCACGCCTTGCTGCTGCTTTCATTCCAGCAGTTGGGCTATAGGTTTCTTCTGCCATGCTCTTCATTCCTGAAAAGATTTAGTGAGATCGGGGCATTTCCTCTTGTATTAACTCTTTTTGCATGAGCTGGCATATTAGAGAAAATTGAAGAAAGATCTTCTGGAACTTCTATTTTTTCTGAGCTATCACTTTCGAGTACTGGAGAGTTGTCAACAATCTCTTCTGTATCCCATGCTGAAATAGCTTCTTTAATAAGATCAATGTTTTCTATTGACTTACCCATAGCTCTAAGGGTTCCTACCTTGTGACCGACTCTAGTGTCTGTTGGCTTGCCATCTCTGTATAGTCTGATTACTGCTGCTGGGGCTTCTGGAGTACCTGTAATTGTAAAGTCTGAGTTTGGAACATTATACTTACCATCTCTAATAATTCTTTCTACCTTACCAGTTGCCCTACCGCCACTTGAGTTCCAGGAAACCATTTGTCCTACACGAACAGAGTCTGCCTTACCCATGTCATCCATGTCGTGGTCCATGTCCATATTATCATTCATATTGTCATCCATGCTGTCATTCATATTATCATCCATTTCTGTATTTACTAGTCCATCTGGAATGGCTGCTAGTCTACACTTTGAGTTTTCTTGTATTTCAAAAGAAAGCAGTTTACATCCTAAAGTACCTTCTGCTTTATCATAATGAAAGGCACAGTTTCCACACTTGACGCCTATATTTGCAACTTCATTTTCATTAGGCAACTCATATCCAACCCACACACCTGAAGATGCCTTATCGAATGGGCCATACTCTTCAGCGATTCTAATCAAAGAGTTATAAAAAGCTTTCTCTTGTGGAACAAGAAGATTAAAAAGATCTTCAGGATTCATATGTTCAGCTTTATTTACCATTTCGTAATCAGTAAATCTTTTTTTCTTTTTTGGCTTTATTGCTTGAGGATATTTATTTGGAGTAACTTCATTTGTAATTACTGCCTTGTCAGATTCGGAAGCATACAAAGCTGCCATTTGGTCTTGTGCTGCTGACTGACTAGAATGACACCCTTCGATCTCAGTAGTTCCTTGTTTTACTACTGCATACCCAGCGCAACCACCATAGTTTTGCTTAATTTCCCAGGGCATTACTTGCTTACCTCAATGCATCCATCTTCACAAATGGTTACATTACCCTCCCAATTGTCCTTGACAAATCTTTCAAACTTTCTGCGCTCTAGCCCACGATTACTATTTATCTTAACGCAAACTGAGTTATTTTCTGGATGGGTGCCGCAAACTTCCATTCCTTCATAGTCTCTTAACTTATCAATGTTGAGAACCATATCTTCATTAGTTACTTTTGCAAAATTATTCTTAAAAATTTTATTAAACATGAGATTATTATACCACCAGAGCGTGGGGTTTTGATTCATTTACACTTAATGGGGAAACTTTAATAGCTTCTGAATGTATATGTAAGGATGATAGATTATCTACCCCCGAATAATAACACCCGCTACCCAAGCCTCCCCTGACCTGATCAATAATTGCATTGACAGATCCCTTGTATGTAATCGTTGTAGAAACACCTTCTGTAACAGAAGACTTTCCTATAAAATCAATTTGAGCTTTATCAGAGGCCATTCCCCTAAAGTGCTTAACAGTTGTTCCATTTGACTCAAATACTTCTCCTGGTGATTCGTCTGTTCCAGCAAGCATTGATCCCAGCATGACTGCATCTGCTCCCAAAGCAAAAGCTTTTACCATGTCTCCACTGTTTCTAATTCCACCATCAGCAACAATTGAACACTGATATTCGTTTTGCAATGCTACTTCAGATATTGAATGAGCAGTAGGAACTCCATGACCACTTACTATCCTTGTTGTACATACGCTTCCACCACCTATTCCAACACGAATAGAGTCTGCTCCAACCTCTGCAAGTCTTTTAAATCCGTCGTAAGTAGCAACATTGCCTGCCATAATATGTGCATCTGGCAGGGCTAATGAAAGTTCTTTAACTGCATTAATTGCATTGTCACTGTGACCATTAGCGGTATCAACTAAAAATATTCTTACACCTATCTTGTATAAGCTGTCTGCCTGTGATAGAAAGCCATTGTTAGATGCAATGGCTACTCCAAAATTATATTTGTCTTCAATAAGGTCTTGAGACTTTGCTACTTGTTCTTCATAACTCATATACCTATGAAGTATTCCCAATCCACCCCTGTCAGACATAGCCTTACACATCTCTACATCGCAGACTGTATCCATTGGTGATGCAATTACTGGTGTATAAAGACTAATTTCTTTTGCCCCATAACCAATTGACATTGTTAATCTTACGTCGTGCCTTGACTTTACTGAGCTGTGTTGTGGCACCAAAAGGATGTCATCAAAACAAAGTGATTCTTTCATTATTCTCCTATAGTAATTTGAAGCCTCTTAGATATTCTTCTATCTCTTCTGTCATTTTAGGTTTAGCTTGTTCCTCTACCAGATCTCTATTTCTATCTGCTTTAAAGGAAGACCATGTGTGAATCTCTACATCTCCAATAGTTTCTCTTCTTGTCTTGCTGATTGCATTGTATACTGAACCACACATGGCATCAGCTAAGTCCTTAGACTTCTTTCTTGGGTGATCAACTCTATTGTTTGGCATGATTCTTAATTCTAATAACTCATCTAGTAAGATATCGATATGTGGCGCAGCAACTCTTTCTTCATAAAAAAGCATTGCCAAGTCTTCATAATGTTTTTTTGCAACAGATAAAGTTTCTGTATTTATGCTGACCTGTTTTAACTCTTGTTGAATATCAAATGATTGCCAGCGGTCAAAGGTGACCATACCTAAATTAAATCCATTTCTTTTAAGATTAATAATCCAGTTCTTTACCTCTGAAAGATCTACTGGACCTTCTCTTTTTGGTTCCCACCAAGCTATAGCATCCACCACAACGAATGGAACTACCTGTGTGTAGTCATTGAACGACTGGACTTCTACCCATCTTTCAACATGACTGATTGCAACCGCACACTTATCATGCTTCTGTGCAAGGTCTGCATGGACATAGTAAATGGTATCTGGATTGGGTTTAAAGTTTAAATCAAATCTTCTATTTTGATCTAAAGGATTACGAATAGACAATGATCTTTCTATCTTCTCTCTAGACTTAAAAAAAGAATCTGTACTGTTTCCTGGCATACATGCAAATCGCATTAGGGCATCAGACGGTTCCTTATAGAAGGCAATCTTAAAGTCTTCAATATTTCTTGTGGGATTTATTTCCCATGTGGGTCTCTTTAATGCAAACACCCGTGGGTATTTATAGGAAATTATATTATCTTCTTCCCACTCAATTTCAAAGGTATTTCCTGGAGAGTCCTCTGGTAAGTCTTCATTAAGAATAAACTTATGGCTTCTTATAATAGTTTCTTTTTCTGCAATAGCATCTTCATATGCATTGCTAATAAAGTCTCCCTTAAATCTAGGAAAGGAAAGAAGAACAACTTTTCCATAGTCAGGGAATCGTGAATCAACTGAACCACGAAAAGCTTTATAAATATTGTCAGCGGTTTTTGCTTGATCATTTGATGCCGCCGCTGACTGCATAGCGAATCCTGAAATCTCGTCAAGGATAGCCATGAACAGGTTCAAACCTTCGTGAGACTCTCGTTCTGAATGTCCTGAGTAAACAGTGATAGATTTATCAAACTTAATTGAACCAACTTTTGTATCAAATTTTCCTGCAAACCAGGGAGAGTTTGCAATCTTCTTTACAAAGTTATCAAAGAATACATTCTTTGCTTGCTCAGCATTGATAGCAATGTTAATAAGGTCAATAGAGTCATCTGGTGGCTTGCCATAATACATGGCAGGATCTTTAAGAGATAGCAATTTATAAACTACATAGGCTACCCCCACAGTTGCTGTGTGATCTTTTCCGCTACCCTTACCTAGTTGCTGAATAATCTCAGTCTTAGTATACTTTTTATACTGCTCAGTTCCCTCTTCAAAGCCCATCATCTTTATCAAATCTTCTTTGCGATAGATCTGACTCATGCATTCAACAAGTGTGTACTGATACTCTGACAGTGGTGGTAGTCCAAGGAACTGTGGATTAGTAACAAAAGTTTTAACGTCTACTGGTTCTTCATCAAAGAGGTCATCATCTAACGCATCCATGAAGTCAGAAAAATCAATTGTCAAGGATAACTACCTCACTAGATTTTGATGCCTCTGATAGTCTTGACATAATTTCATTACGAATCTCTGGGTGGTTCTGTGCAACTTCTTTAAGAATGTTAATAAGAATCTCATGCTTACGTTCCATGGTGGCAAGCTCTTCTGCGATTTCTTTGTTATCAAGCAGTCCTGCTCTTTGCAGCATATCAATACGCTTTGCCTCAATGTCAGTGATTAGTTTAATTGCGGTGGTCTTAGCACCCAAGTTAGATGTTTGATCTGCAGAGTCAATAACTTCATACGCCTTACGAATAAGGCTTGAGTAATGCTGATCTGCTCCTGCCAAAGCTTCTCTTGCCCTAGCATGGATAGCCTCATTGCTACTAGCCATTTGTCGCCAGTCATTAAGCAATGCATTGACACGGGTTCTTGGAATATCTAATTCCATAGAAATCTGTGCGGTGTCAAGACCTTTTAAATATTCTGTTGCAACAGCGTTTACTTCATCAAGGTGTTTGATTAGGTCGTTTGACACGCTGGCCTCTCTTCTTTGGAATATGCTTTACGCGGTCAGGGTAAAAAGATCTAAAGGCACAGCTTATGCCTCTTTCTAATTCAATACAATCTACCCAAGAGATTCCATTCTTTGGGTTAGTGACATAGTTGAGAAACTTAAACTTAACTCCCCAAATACCCTTGACTTTAATCAAATCGCCTTTTGTTATTTCTTTGCCTTCACTTGTCACAAAAGAGTCTTCTCTGTTAAACGGATCGCTGATTTCAACTTTCTTCCGTCTTCCCATTGTCTCTCCTAAGCCTAGTATCTTTACTGTCCACTAATTTTAGCACGAGATAGCCTACCAAGTCAAGGATATCATTATCTCCTGCATAAGAAGAACCATTCTTTATTCTATTAAGCTTATCATCGATACGAACATCTATCTGATCACCTGGAGGAATCTTTGCAAAAATTTGTATTGGATTTAGGGCTGAGTTTCCATAGGCAATATTCTTTTTAAGTAGCAGGTTTGCAACTTCTACACACTGAAGAAGAAGCTCTGGCCCTGCTGGAGCCTGCTTACTTAACTCAATAAGCTCTCTCATCAAGCCTATCCATTTTTCATCTTCAATCATCTTCTACCTTTTCTTCCCATTTTTAATCCGAATTTATTTAGATAAAGATACACTGTCTGTACTGTGCATCCACATTCTTTTGCAATCTCTTCTGGACTCTTTTTGTCCTGAACATATCTTTTATGAAGCCAACTTTTGCTTTTATAAAGGTCATACTTAGGCATTGTATAGCATGTTCCATCTGTCGGACACATACCATCCCACACCAATTGCATCAGCAACATCGTCATCCGTAATCTTCACCTTAAAGTTTTTGTTTACAGAGTCGATAGTTCTTTGCTTTCTTGTCTTTCTTTCTTCGCCTTTATACCAAGACTTTGACTTGCCTGGATTCTTTCTAACTATCTCCTGCTTTTCTGATATTGATAAAAGCTTTGTTCCTATATAATTTTGCCATTGCATAGGAGTGATAGTCTTAATGTTTTTAATCCCCGCTACTTGTGCTGCTCCAAGGATCGCTCCCTGCACAAGAGACAGTTGCATTGCCGTCTTTGGGCTATTGCTATAAATAGCAGACTCAATGACAAGCGCATCTGCATTAACCATCTTAAAAAGCTGTATCGCTTTTTTACAGGCATCCCCTGATTTATAGAGAGCATCTGTACCATTAAATCTAATCTTGCCATACTTAACCAACTTTCCGTTTGTAAAATAAGAAAAGGCAAGAGAGTTTGTTGATGCATCCACAGCAATGATTGTTTGTGGTTTTATGTTGTCTTCAAGAGCCTGTCTAATTTTGTTCGTAGTCAAAGTAATTCTTTAGCTCCCTCATAAAAATTTTCATTTTTGATTGGTGTACCAAGCAGTTGTCACAGATGCCTGAATCATTGTAAATGCTTAGGAGGGTATTACACCCTCCTCCACACTTCTTTTCTTTTCCCTTGCGATTTTTTCTTTTTTGAAGATGATATCTTTCTAGGATCTTTTCCTTGCTTGCTTCCTGCCTGCATTCAGAGTTGCAATAAATTTGTTTTGTTGTGTTTGGCGAGAACTGTTTATCGCACCACTTGCAGTAAAGCATTTTAGAAGAGTCCTTTCTCATCCTTTCGACGCGCTATCTTGATATCTCCGACAGGTGCATCCTTACACGCCTGCTGTATGGGACAGTTTTGACATATTTTTATGTCATTGCTTCTAAAGGGAACCTCTGGAAGCTTTCTGTCTTTCCATGCAGCATGAACATCTCTCATCCAATCAAACAGATAATCAACAAAATCTACATGATTTTGAGTAATGTTCACTGGTACTGCTAGTAGTTCATGAGTATTTTTATTCTCATATAATATTATACCGTTTTTCTTCTTATAGATTTTCATATAAATTAGAAGCTGCACGATATGATATGTACTAGCCTTCTTAGATCTCTTATGCCTATCAAAAGAATCATGGTTGGTTGTCTTAATTTCCACCACATACTCTGTATTATTCCAATTGATAAAACTATCTGTGTAACCAAAGATAGGTGGGTCCTCATTAATTGTCTTTCTTTCGTTATCAATTAAGATACCAGAATCTTCTAATGCTTTTTGAATACGAGCGTGCCTATCTGAACCACTATCCATGTTAGTGATAACCTTGCCACTCTTGTACTCATAAAATTCTGCACCATCAAATGCTAGATACCAATACCTTGGGCATACGCCATGATTCCACACCAATGTTGATGGAGCGAAAGTTTTCTTCTGCATGTGCTTTGGAACATTGTCTTTACGATAGCCTTCTTCTATGGCCTCAACAAGTCCAGAAAGGGGGCCAGAGTCCTGGAACTCTGACTCGTCTTGCATCTCTGTTTGCCACGCAGTTTCTAACTCTTCAAACTTTTCCACATCCTTTAGCACACTCTTGCTCTTTTTTAGAATCTTACTTACAATTGTTTTAGCCATGTCACACCTTCACTAGATATTTTAGAGATGCAACAATCTTATCAAGTTCTGCTGCAGTTGTGTAATAGATATTTTTCTTTGCTGTATTTCCTTTTTCTACGTTAGTCATCCACCTGGCTTGCAAAGCTAGTTTTGCTGCAATTGCTTGCATACGAACAATTTCTACAGATGCAACGGCAAGGGGAATGTCTGGCTTTAGAATTAGCTTGGTTATAAACTCTAGTGCTTTAGTAAGTTCTTCATCTTCCATGAACTCTGCAATATTATATAAATCATTAATCTCTTGTAGCGTACTCTTATCCGTCACTTTTCTCTCTTATCTCTCGTAGTTCTTCGAATTCATTCCACTCAATTATAGCAAGTCTTGTCTTGTGTGTGTCTCCAAGAACAATCATGAGGACTGGTGACTTTTCTGGATCTGTCTTTAATGTGTCTGTACATATCTTTGCCCATACATCACGATTTATAGAAAATGATTTAGAGTATTCCTTTACATCAACTATGTACCTGTCAAGGCTTCCGTCAGCTTTTTGTATCTTTCCCCTACCAGAGTTCTTGTGTGGGGTCGCACCTATTCTTCTAAGTTCAGCACGCTCGCTCATTAGTAACCCCTGTCTCTTTTTATGTTGACGGTAGAGACAGTATCACAGTCTTTACACTTCCATGTAATATCAAGAACGGCTGGGTAGAATCTTGCTGTTGATATTTTTTGCTGACAACTTTGACAAGAAAATTCTCCATGCATCACTTCATACTTAGAGTAGCTTGACAAGTTCTTCTGCTTTCTCTGGGTTCTCCCTAAGCCACTCAATCACCTTTGCACGCCCCTGGAACCTCTCTCCAAGGACGGTATACCATGCTCCACCCTTTTCAACCTTACCAAGTTGCTCTGCAACGTCTAGGACTTCTGCAATATTGTCCACGCCAATATTATCGCCGTCAAAGTAGAAATCATACTGACCGCTGATAAAAGCGGGTCCAGTCTTATTGAAGTCCACATTCCATGTAACACTTCTTCCAATTTTCTTTTCAATTAATTTATCTCCTGTTGCTATCTTGTCTTTGATTGCTTGGTTTTCTGATTCACTAGACCAAAGTTTTACAATGGTGCTAGAGAAAAACTTAACAGCGTGACCACCAGTTGGAGCGTGGCTGACATACATAGCCCCAATTTGATTTCTTTGTTGAGATATAAGAATCAAAAGGGTTTGCTTTGTCTGGTTGTTTGCATAGTTAAGCATCTTCACGGCATTAGTCATGTCTCGTGCTTCTGCACCAATTTGCTTTGTGTTCTCAAGTTGCTTTAGTTCTGAGCTATCCTTTTCAAAGTAGATTGCTGGAAGAAGGGCAGAGATAGAATCTACAACAATTATGTCTGCTCCTGCTGACATAAGCTGTGTAGCAACATCTACCATATCATTGACAGTTCTGGCCTGAGAGTAGATTAATTTCTCTGGATCTGCCCCCAGCTTCTTTGCCCAGTCTGGATCAAACGATTGTTCTGCATCTATCCAAGCACAGATCTTTCCTTCTTTCTGAGCCTCACCAATCATCTGTAAACAAAAGGATGATTTTCCTGCTGACTTGTTTCCCCAGATAAGTATTTGACGACCATATGCAAGACCACCTTTTAGTGCATTGTTTAGTCCAATGCTTGGAGTCTTTTGCTTATGTACTTCAATTCCTGATGCTGATGTAATTTTCTTTCTAAGCTTTGGATCTAACTGAGAAAGAACTGATTCCATATTAATAGTATCTGACATTATGCCAGTACCCCATGCATTCTTTCTCTTTCTGTATTATATTTTACTTTTTCAACTAAAGACTCTTCGATGGATTTGTTAGTATAACCATCACGAACAAGTCCAGCCCATAAATCTAGGGTACGAATTATAATGTCTGACAACTCTTTGACTACACTATCGCCACCCTCCTCTTTACGCATTGCTTCTAAGACCTCTGTGGCCTCTGAATGAATCATTGCAATCTGCTTCATATAAAAGATCAGACCGTTATTTGCTTCCCAGAAGCCTTTGTCAATAGCATTGCTATGAATCTCAAATGCTAACTCATCTATACCGTATGTCATTTACTTATCTCCTTTACTGTTATCGTTCCATCTTTAAGTTCGTTCATTAAAAGCTTTTGAATACTTCCTGGTTCGCATTTCATGTAGGCTTCAGCAAACATAGTCGGAAAGACAACGACAGGAATTAGATTACGATCATAATCTGCAAGAACCATATGAGCCATTCTCTTTCCTGCTTTTGTTACTCTAGGGTTAAAAGATAGCACAAAATACTCATTTTGTCCATATGGCAAGGTCTTGTAGTTTAAGAACTTTGTCAATGGTGACTTTACTTTATCAGCATCTTCTACCTGTAAAAAATCTGCTATTCGATTACTTGCTGAAAGAATTATGTATGTCTTTCCTACTTCTATCTTGCTATCTTCTTCATCAAAGATTCCTACCATACCCGTCTTGTCCATAAACTCTACACGACACCACCCCTTGCCACGCTTTATCTTTTTAGCCATTCCCATAACAATATGACTCTTGGACTCATCA